CTCGTTTGATTTGCCTCCGGAAATATATGTCGTAAACTCCGTGCCATCAATATTGGAATCATCATCAGCAGAAGTTAGTTCGACAGTATTTGCTGCTTTATTGGCGACTTTGTAAGTATTACCATTAAGTTCTGTCATCCCCTTAATATCAGTAATCCTTATTAAGGCCCCGTTTGATAATGTGGTTCCTGTGATACTTAAAACAACAGGGCTTGCTTTTGTTGCCCCTGAGATAGTTTCTGGGCTATCAAATGTTATGATGGAGTCAGAATAATAAGCGTCTTCCTGCGCGTGGCCCGTTTCAAAATCACGCTCAAAAAACTCAATATACCTTTTGGTAGCGCCATTAATTGTTCGCTTAACAATAACCCAGACCTCATCCCTACTGGTTGAGTCTTGTGTTTGACCCGCTCCATCGTCTCCATGAATAACAGCCACGGATTCAACAACAGGATTTTCACCATCGAGTGATCCACCAAGAATATGCCTTCCCCAACCCACAACATCTTCCTCCCTTCGGTATGTCATGGATAATAATTGACCATCATCCCGAACAGAATAAACAAGAGATTCGGCTTCTTTGGCAAAGTCCATTTCTATGATGCCACCAAATGTAATATGTCGTGCGAGACGGGTCATATCAGGTGCTTTAAATCCACTTGATTCAAATGAAAACCCAAACTCCCTTATCCTGCGTTTAGGGCGCTCTACAAATAATACAACATCACCAATTCTCACTGGCTGAATCTGAGCAGACCCGTGCGTGGTTTGACGACGTACACTAATATCCAGTGGGGTAATCACAATACCATTAGATTTTGGTACCCATTCTCCTCCCTGCGTACCAATAACAAGAACGTCTTCTCCAGCAGAAAGCCAGCGAATAGCATTAACGTCATCAGCAGAAAGCGTGAAATTTAAAGCATCATCTGCTTCAACTGTGCCTGAATTATCATCAGGCTTTAAGTTCTCAAAATCACCTGTCTGTGAAGCCCAGAATGTCTGAGGCTGATCAGTAGTGGCGGCTATATAAAGACGTTGCTCATAAAAGCAGGCCGCTTGTGGGTATCCAGTTGTGCTAGACCACGCCCCTAATCTCCATGATGTTACAGCCGTCGGGGTGGCCTCGAAGTTCTTTCTTACGTCAGCAACCGCTATGGTTGTACTGGTAATAGACGTAATAACAGCATAGCCCCATTCGGTCGTTTTCTTATAACGAACTAATCGCCCAACATCTGTTGAAAGCCATCCTTGCCCATCATTTACACCATCTGTTTCCGAAAGGGTAAGATTAATTCCTAACCCTGTGTTAGCAGATGGCAGTAGAGTGGTTGATGTCGTGTTCTCATCAAAATAAGGCCCGTCCTGCCACGAAACTTCCGCAAGAGACCACGTCGTGTGTCCAAGACGCAATAATTTATGTGTCGGATAACTGCTGTGAAAATTATATAAAACATCCGCGCTTTGCGGGCCTTCAATGGTAAAGAGGTCTGCTTCCGGCCACGGAGTATCAATCTCTACTCCAGAATTATCAATTAAGGATACATTATCAATCTGGACTGTTTTATTGCGGAAAATACCACGATTCCCAAATTGAATATAAAATGGTGATGCAGTTGGAGTGAAGGCAACACAATGATACCCGGCCTCCTTATCAACTCCGGCAAGGATTTCTGTTCCTAAAGAAGTTGTCCCAACTCGAAATTCTATCTTATCGCTGGGAGCGCCAATGACGCGGAATTTTATAACGTGTTCTTGGTTTGTATTGGTTGTCGTTATGTCCTGTTCGGCCCACGCAACATCTGAACCACCTGTGCCGCCCGGAATAAGTGATAACCTGCCGTTAGTTGAATCATGAGCTATTGATCCGCCCCCAGATGATTGATCATCCCAGTCATTGATATTACTGGTAAATGTTCCATTCGTAACAACGGCATCAGTATCCGCAACAGAAATCTGCCCCTGATGGCGATAGAACCGCATAACTGAATCGCCAAGCTCAAGTATATAGGCTTGAGTTACAGAGAATTGAAATCGCCTCAATCGCCCTTTAACAGAACTGGACTTTGCCTCTGCAACATATCGCGTTCCAGAGCGGCGCATAATACCACCTTCAGACAGTGGAATAAGATTCTCGCAAATCTCTAGTGCAGACTTATATTTTACAAAGTCCAGTCTTGCCGATAATCGAGGAGTAATTTCGCCGGTATTAAAACTAGAGCTGAGATCATGGATTCTAGGCATAATTAATCAGAAAGAAAGTCGTTTCTACGTCTACCACTGCGGCTTGCAGCCCATGATCCCCTGGGTCGTAGCTCAGGAAAGCTGCCCATTCCATCTGATGAGCGCGCACGAGCAAGAGACCTTTCTGCTTTTTTGGTCATTAAATCAAAAAGCGTATTAGATGATGCCAACGGTATTGATAAATCTCTGGCTAATGTATCTTCAAATGCATTTCTGAAATCAGAAGACATTATGTTAGGGTCGGTTATACGGGCAACATAACGAATCCATACATCACTACTTGATGAGACGATTGAATTTTGACCGTTAACCTGTTCCATGCGAAATAGAACTGTTCCATGTCCGGCATCATTATCATGAACCGAGACAGTTCTTAACCAATCAGAAGGTAAAGGGTAAGCATAATCAAATTCAAATACCGGAGCAGTTGACGACTGAGCAAGTTTTACGCGCTTTGTTGCGAAGTTCCATGGATGAGACCTCAAAAGATCGTCGCGCACTTCCGTATATATGTCATTGACTGTATTGGCTGATGTTGTTCCATCTGTCAGCGAGACGATGGGACTTGCGCCTATTCGCCTTAAAGCCACATTAACTATGTCGGTTACTCCTGGCATTACGCGGCCTTATTGCCTTCAGCAACATCCAGCACTTTTTGCTTGTTTTTATCTTCAAAAACAACTTCATCATTTATTTTTAATTGATGAACCTGTTTGCCTGGATTCCATACAACCTTACTATTTACATTGCCGGATGAGATGATATCTTTTGCTCGCTCTAGTGAGCTATACCACCATTCACTAATTTGCTCATACTTACGGCTATAGATGGTCTTGGTCATGGGTTGGTAGGGGTTCGCATCATTAACGTGCATTGACTCGATTTCCTGATTAACTACATATTCAGCGGATGCTAATAGTTCGGTTTTATCGTGGTTTACAAACTGGACTTTGAAATAAGTGCCGCAACTCCATCCTTGTGTATGGAGAATCTTTGGAAGCTCCATATCAAGATCAACCTTTTCTTTAGGCTCCCTGAACTTAATCGTTGGGTAGTCAGGTGTTGTAAATACTTCTGGGTGTATGATCATAAAGTTTTTCTCCAGTTTTCGTAAATAATCTTGTCTTCGTTTTTGTGGAATTTCTTATACGTCTTGTCAAACAAAGCTTTTCCATTAGAAAAGTGATGATGCTCAAGAATCACTTTGGGCGTATATCTTAAAACATCCCTTTTCATGGCTATATCGTGCCATACGGTATCTATATATAACCGATCTAATCCCGGCAAACAAAGAAATCCAACATCTCGAACCAAGTCCCCGCCCAGTACGAAATGAGGTGTTCCGCCGTGCCCTCCAGATGGAACAGCCATTCCGTCAGTTCCTGCGGCATCAATAAGCGATAAATCCCATCCATGCGTTATTGGAACTACATCATCAGCCAAAAAACCGTACCAGAGCGCATCAGGGTTGTTCTGACGGGCTTCTTCGTAAATACCAGAAAGGGGTACTCTTTTACCTGTTTCAACCGTCCAGAGAGGCGGATATTCGTCCTGATAGCCGGCATCATCTTCATCTAGCCTTAGCCAGACCGGTGTTGTTGCGCCAGTCTTATTATAAGCCTCAATTAATCTAATGATATTCTGAGGTCGCCCCCTAGATGGCACAATCCACACGTTTCAGTATTTCTCCGTAAATCGCATTCGGATTAAATCGCTTGCGTACTTCTTCAGAAAGTCGAGAAGCCTTTTCAGCTATCTCTTTATCGCTCGCGTCAGCTATAATTTCTGCTGCGTCCTTTGGGCTTCGCCATGTGAAATAACAGTCATCAGTGAACCATTCACGAATAGGGGAGCCGGCTTGCTCCAGTAATGCGCACCCTGCCCACCCAGCCTCTAATACCCTGCCTTTAATATGGTGAGTCTGTCCAGAGCCAGTCCATGATGTATTTAGAATTATTTTGCAACTGCGAAGGAAATTAACATGATCTTCATATTTTCCCTTTAATGTTCTTCCTCGGATTTTCAGTCCACCAAACCACTCAAGCGCATGGATAATCTCAGAGCGTGGCCCAGTTGTCCTAACCGACCCAGAGAATCCACACCTGACATAGCGCTCTGGTGGTGGTGTATCGTAAATTCTTGGATCAACAGGCGTCAGAGATGGCATATCTATGGCATGATACCTGCTGCCATCAAGAGATACCTGAAGATCAAAGCAATGATGTTTCTTGTAAACATCCAACACGCCATGCCATGGCTTATCCATTGCGTCAGAGCAGAGATTAATTGTGGCGGCAATAGTGTTAAGGTCTACCAATGTTCTCCACTTTAGAGCGAATGGGCCCTGATTCGCGCTAATGTAGAAAATAACATCCGGCTTTCTTTCACGAACTTCTCTGGCTATTTTATCGTCAATACGAATGCCTTGCAGATTCATAACCAACTGATCTGCTGGGGCGATAGATCGAAAGGCCCTCACATGATTATTACAGTCATTTGTAGGTGTTGTGATAAATAGAACTTTCATGTGGTAACAATCTGACTGCCACCAAATTCAAATGTTACATCAACGGATATTAATGGATAAAGTGCTTTCTTTATATCATCTCTCTTTTCCGGTGAAATACAGAATAAAAAGAA